GCCGAGCAACAGCGCCTTGACCTTTGCTGGAGCTAAACTCTATTTCGCTTTTGGCATCTGAAATTGCTGCTGCCAATGTGCTCCATAGTGCTGACTCTTTGTTGGGATCAGGTTTGCCAGCTGTTTGCTCTTGTGCCACAATAGCATCAATTTGATTTTTAATGGATGTGGTTAATTTGGCAGCGTATTGTTTGCCTGTTCCGTCGTGTGCCTCTGCACTTACCTTATTGACCAACGATTCATACGGTTCACCAATCAATCTTGACACCATGTCTTCCAGCACCTGTTGTAATTGGGCTGGTGGTAGTTCACTTGGACGAGTTGCCATTAATCCAGCTGGAGTTTTCATGGTTTGCATCAGTTCGCTGACAGTTTGTTTCCATTCTTTTGCAGCAGCAGTTGCTAGACCCTTAATCAGTGGATCAGTGGCAGAGAAGGCTGCGTCTTGCGCTCCAGCCACAGTGGCTTTTTGTTGGCCGCCAATCACTGGATTCAAGCCCTGGGCAGCAGCAGCTTTGTTGACCAACTGTGATGCTATACCACCTACTACGCTGGCTGCTCCGCCAAGCGCTCCACCAACTGATGCTTCTTTGATGGGTTGTTTACGTGTTAATTCATGAATCTGCATGGGTTCTCCTTACTGAACGCGAGAACTTGCCTGCGTCTTTGGTGCGAATGGCATTGAGTAATTTTCTTGTGAGATTGTCTGCTGCTTCAGCATCATACTCAGCTTCAATTTGTTCTACTAGTCGTATGGCATTAGCAATCACGTTTGTAGCACGATTTTCGATCAGCAAGCGCTGATCACGTTCTACATACAGTGATTCTAATTCTTCTAGAATACTTCGAGTTTTTTTCTGCATTGCTCAAGACCTTTGGATTATTTAGCTATTTCAGGGTCTGAATAAATATCTATAACAAGGACTACGAAATGACCAGCCAAATCAACCCAAACAATATCGACGGTACCTATCCAGTTGCCGGCGTGCCCAATAACACCCAGGGCTTCAGAGACAACTTTACCAACATCAAAACAAACTTTCAATATGCCGAAAACGAAATAGACGACCTACAAAGCAAGGTTGTGCTAAAGGCTGCACTGTCGGGCACTACGTTGAACAACAACATGGCAGACAATCTCATTTATGCTGTGAAACTAAATGACGTTTCGTATACCTATTTGCCTATTACCACAACCAGTGGCAGTATTGCCATTGATTATTCAGCAGCAGCATTCCAACAAATCAGTACCACAGGATCAGTTAGCCTGAGTTTCACAAACTTTCCTGCCAGTGGATCTGCTGGCACTGTACGAGTGGGTTTCAACATCACCAACGTTGCACACACTGTGACCTTGCCAGCGTCAGTGAGTCAGGGCATTGCCACGATTGGCGGTGTATCGCCGGGCACACCTGGTGTATCAAACACCATTACATTTGGCGCTGTGGGCAACTATGCATTTGAGTTTGTGAGCGTTGACGGCGGCACAACCATTTGGATCTTTGACAACAGTCGTGATCCTGGTATTGTTAGTACACCTATAGCTTTTACCAACACCACTGTGAGCACCAGTACCACCACAGGTGCTGTGGTTGTAACAGGCGGTGTGGGCATTGGCGGCAACCTGAACGTGGGCGGCATCAGTGCATTCTCGGGCAACATAACTGGCAACCTAAGCGTCACAGGTAATATTGCTGGAGGCAATGTTATTACTACTGGAATCGCTAGTATAGGAACTGCAAGTGTCACTGGTAACGTAACTGTGGCCGGTGCTGCTGGTATCGGTTTGACCAGCGCCGGAACTGTGGGCTATGCAGCAGGAGCAGGCGGCACTATTTCACAGTCTGGCAACAAATCTGGTACAGTGGTGTTGAACAAACCATCTGGTGAAATCACCATGCAGAATACCAACTTGGCTGCGGCTACTGCTGTGAGTTTTACGCTAACCAACTCTACTATTGGCACACGTGATTTGCTGTTGATCAACATTGTTGGAGGAGCTACACTTGGCGCCTACAACGTCAACGGCAATTGCACCACAGGGTCAGCAGTAATTACGTTGACTAATCGTACAGCGGGCACATTAGGAGAAGCAGTTGTGTTACGCTTTGCAGTGATCAAAGGTTCAATTACTTAAACTCGAGTTTGGCATTTATGTCTGACCATATTGATTCTCGATCAGGGTCATATGGAATCCAGGGTGTTTGATTAATCAACAATTCCAATTCTTTTTGTAAATTTTGATCAACAGTGATATCAATTTGCGGAATAATTTGTTCAACTAACCAATAGAAATGCACAATTGGAGACGGTTGTACTTGTGTCTGCCGGGTTAATCCGAATCGGCTGTGCTGGCTGAATGTGTCTGCTGACTGTGTGCTAGTATGAACTAGTTGACAATTTAAATTAGCGGCTGTGTGCGATACCAGGGTCTGATACATCTGTTGTCTACGATTGTGTTGGCCTAGCTGCACATACAGTTTGTGATAGTCTTGAACTTCTTGGACTGTGCTGGCACTACTCAACCACCATTTACGATCTTGTGAATCAACATTGACGTTAAAATAATACGTTGGATCGTTGGCAATGATATTTTGCCAGGAATCATCTTGAATCATTTTGTCGAATCTATTTGCGTTAGGCCATTGAAAAATTACTATGCTGTCGTGCATACCATCTACTAGATCCACAAATCCTGAAACTAAAAATTCAGTGCCTGCCCCAACTCCTGCTGTGTTGATCACTTGGTATTGGGGCAGCAGCGTTTGTAAAATCTGAGGCCATTCTGGCCATATATGTCCAGTTGCAAATCCGTCACCAAAACAAAAAATTTTCTTCATATCAAAATTTCTGATCAAAAGTTTTTAAGTGTTGATCCACCATGTTCCATAACTGGCAAGTGTTGCTAGGATAACTATCATTATCAAACAATTCTCCATCAAATATTCCAACAGATTTTGACAACAAACTATTGATCAATGCTTGCGACATTTCGGTGCTGAAAAATTCAATGTTATTTCCTACTATTGCAGCATGCACTAGGTGTTTGCATTCTTTGTAATGTTGCCATCCTTGATTCCTAGTTAAAAATTCTTCAGACAAATCACTTAGTTCTTGGTCAGGCACAAATGTTATTTCTAAAAACTCAGCCAAGCGATATAGTTCATTATAAAATTCCACTAGATCAAACAAACTTTCCATGCAAAACTCAAAAGCTGGTAAATCAATCCAACTCCAATTGTCGGGAAGAGGATATCCATCAACTGTTGAATTAAATTTAGCATACCATTCATTTCTAAGTTTGGCGGGACTACGTCTCACTGATTCTGAAATTAGTTTTATTTTTTTTTCTAAAGGTATATCACCGGCTCGACTCATGACATTGATTTGATATATCCAGTTGGCCCAATCCTGACTAATGTTGATTCTAATTACCTTGGTTGGAGTATTTTGTGATATATTAAACTCAGTATAATGTGCAGCTTCTACTATTCTGTGTGCCATGTATGCTGTGTCTTTACGAATCTGATGACAAGCACCGTGCTCAGTAAAAATGTCAGGTACTCGTGGACCCTTGAATATCCACGTATTAATTACATACTCTAGAAAGTGCCCATGACTGCCTGAAAAAAAATCCAGGTATATCATTATGACGCTTTGATCTTGCCCAGCATTTGTTTCAGCTTGGCACTTTGAACGTCTGCTGAAACCTTGGCAACATCTCCTTGCTTGACCACAGGCTTGTCCCAAACGTGTGTGCCTCCTGCAGGCGCGGCCCAGGCAGCATCGGAGCTTGCAGCAACCTGGCTCTTGGCCTTGATTGATTCCATGATTGAACTTTGTGGTTTGTTGTAACCGTTTTCGTCCCCGCCTTCGTCAGTAATACGCATGGTTTCAATGTTATACTCCAAATCAATTTTTTGACCAACGCCGGTCGAGCTTCGAGATTTCATACACTGGATCTGATACTTGCCACGCTCTTTCATAGCACGACTTGTAAAGATACCAAACACATTGTCTGCTGTGTTGATTTTACTAATACCACCTGAAATGTGGCTGTGGTCAAATTCAATTTCTTCCACTGCTGATCTGTTCAACTGACTGGCTGTCACTAACAAAATGCCCAGTTCTTTGGCTAGATTACGCAGTTCCTCACTCACATACTTGTCTTTCACAAACAAATCGTTGGGACTAACTTTAGCACTCACTGGCATGACCAAGTCAAGATAATCTACCATCACAAAGTCCACTCTAATGCCTGTTTGTATCTGTACTTCTTTCAAATAAGCACGAATATCATTCACATTGCTTTGTGCCGGCAACCCCTTCACACGATACTGTCCAGACTTCTTTTGAATCATCTTGACCTTGAGCGCAGTGGTTTCGATGTCTTTGCGAATCTCTTTGGTGCTCATGCTGGTCAACATTGCATCACTTCGCAAACTGGTTAGTTCTTCACTCAGTTCCAGTGTAATATACACACCACTCAAGCCCTGTTGCAACCAGTTGAGTGCAATGTTCATCATGACCAGGCTTTTGCCCGAGCCTGATCCGCCTGCAAATATGTTCAACTCACCACGGCTGAATCCACCATACAACAATCGATCCATTTGTGGCCATCCTGTGCTGACCTGTCCTCCAGCATTAAAGTACTTGTTGATACGAGCACTTGGATCATCAAAATAGTCTGTGCCCATGTCCTTGGTCAAGCTGATCTGTACAGCGTCCTTGATCAGTTTCTCCACAGGATCGTAGTCGCCCTTTTCCAGCAAGTCAGCTGCTTTCAAAATAGCACGTTCCAATTCTTGCCGCTTGGTAAAGTTTTCAAACTCTTCCATAAACCAAGCATGATGTCCTTCATTGAATTCATCCAGGTGTTGTAACTTGATCCCTGTGGTTGCAGCGATCTGTGCAGCAGTGGGCAAAGTGCCGTGGTCCACACTGTGTGTCTTGATAAACTCGGCCGCAGGTCTTACACTACGATCAAAGTTTTCTGGATTGTAGATGTTCTGCACACGAACATAACTTTCTGCATCCTGAAGTATCATCTCCAGGAACAGTCGTTGTACATCAGTTCCGTAGTCTTTTAACAAGTTGTTTCTTTCGTAATTCAATTTTAATTTTAGATGTTTCTCTAGCCTGCATGATAGTTATCAATGCGCCTAGTCTACCATATTTCTTCACAGCATCGTTGATATCTTTAACGTCTGCACCCCAGTTAGGTATGCTTACTGCCCAGTTTAGTTCTACGGCACGATCAATCAGTTCAATACCTGCAGAATCCTGGTCAGGTACCACAGTGACTTCTTTGCCCAGTCGTCGTATCAATTTTGCTTGAGCATCACTTACTGTGTTGTGCATTAGTGCAAGGCCGCCAATTGACAGCGCATCAAAGATGCCTTCTGTTACTATAACATGAGTCCAGTTGTTGTGCAGCAAGTCTGTTCCAAACACATAGCCCGGTTGCATGTCATTAAGATAACGCGGATTCCTATCGTCTAAAAATCGAATTGTGCTGCCTACAATTTTGTTGTTGTGTGTAAACGGCACAATCACCCCGGCTCTTTTTGACGAGGCTTGCACCATAAAAGGAAAGTCAGCAGGTACACATCTGCTTTGTAAGTAATCCCATTGTGTTGGAAAATCTGTTGTTAAAAACTCTGCACCGGGTGGTAGCTCTCGTTCTTCAAACTGAATTCCTTGCAGTATGTTGGTAACTTGTTGTCGATCTTCCAAAATGCCATTGATGCTTTTGTGTCGTAGACTTTCTAGATTGATCAAGTCAATCTCACGTTCTTGCATGCCCAACCAACCCAACAACTTACGGGCTTTGTAACTTATTGTGCGTCCAATAATAAAGCTGGCAGTATAGCCACAGTTGAAGCAATGATAGCTCCAGCCCTGCTCGTTTGTTTTGATGCCGCCACGACTGCGTCGATCTGGACTGTCCCCGTTGTGATAACAGCACACCGCATTAAAGCTGATCCAGCCGCTGGGGCTGACTTTTCGCTTGGCGGGTAAGTAATCTAAGATATCCAGCATCTGCTTAGTATAGCAGAGTTGTCACACAATATCAACGATATTGAACGTTTTCAATCTTGCCGTTGCTGAAAACCGCAGTAGCAGATGGACTGCCTAAGAATTGAATTGGCAAATATCCGGAACCTCCAGCAATCACATTGACTTGGCTGACCGTTCCGTTGCCGCCATATACCGCTTCTACTATGGCACCGGCACCGTTGCCCAGAATCTGAACATAAGGTGCAGCAACATAGCTATAGCCTGGATTGGTCAGAGACACTCCTGTAACCACACCGTTGACCACAGTGACTGTGCCGCTGGCTCCGTAACCGATTGAGTTGTTTAGAGCCAGTCGCAACAAGGGATGATAGCCCACAATGTTAAAATAGTCGCTAACTGTGTCGTCAAAATATTCACGAGATTCGCTGACATCATACCAGACACTTTCGTAGTTTTCAGCAGCTTGAACCTTAATGGCTCCGGTAAAGTGAACCAGGTCAAATTTTACTGTGGTAAATGCAGCACCTGTGGTTTCAATTTGACTGCTGTAAAACTCAGTTGGTTGTATGCTGTTGATTGGTTGCGGGTTCAGTGCCCAGTCTGGATAAGATGTGGGTGCTGCGCTCACAAATTGATTCTTGCCGTAAATGTCAGGCACTGTGACTGGCTGGCTGGGCTGGAATTGTGGCAGTATGGAGTCTACAATATTGCAGTCGGCACGAGCTTGGCTGTTGGCATCCACATACACAGCTTGTGCATAGTTGCCGGCCTTGCGTTCAATGCTGTAGCTGGCAGGCTGTGCTTGTATGTTGATGGTGTCAGTGGTGTCTAGAACCACTTTAACACGCCCTGTGGTAGCACTCAACACTTCGCAGTCCTTTTGTACCAGCAGCTCGTCGCCGGCCTGGTTGATCACACGGAAAACAAACGTGCTACCTGTGATATTTACAGGTTTTTGGTCTTGGTTAATGAACTCAAACAAGAGAACATTGTCCACGCCTTTGTTGATGGTTAGAGATTTTGCGTACACTGGATCATACCTTGCTGTGAAGTAGCCACCATCAGTGTTGACCAATAACACTCGGGTAATTTGTTGGTAAAGATAAACGGTGGTGGAATACATTACTCTATTTAGCTGCTAATAAATAACCCTGATGGGCAATAACATATTTGAAAAACTGACGGAAAAGTACCCCTTTATTACCTTGTGCGTTTACGCAAATCAAGAGTATGTGGGAGTGGTACAAAATCGTGATGACATTGTGACAACTATTTACGACTTTGGATCTGTTACAGATCAGTCTGACAAGATGTTATTTTTGGAACTGGCAAGTACTTGGTGGTGGGAAAGCAACAGAAGCATTCCTATAAACATTTTCTTGCGTAAAGAGTGGGATCAATTTCGTGTGACTTTGAGAACATTTGCCAACAAGGACCTGGAAATTTTACACGGTCCCATTTGTAGCCTTATGGATATTGCTCGTAAAAAATCCAAACGAAAATCAATTACCTTGGTCAGGCGTATTGAGTAAATTCATGTGCAGGGCCACCAAGGCAGCGTAGCTGATAGCATGTGCCTTTTTAAAAGTGTAACCCCGTGAATCATCACCATTCCATACTTCAGCAAACACCTGATCCCAGGGCCGACGCTGTAGATGTGCTTTGCCTGGTCTAATGATACTGATAAAAGCAGCCATTCTAGGTATTGAATCAGGTTTCATTATCTTTAACAAATCCACATAATTGCCCACGTGTACCAGTTGGCTGGCCCAGGCTGTGTCAGTACATAATCGTTGCCAATTGGGCTCTTGTGCCAGTAGTGCTTCGTAGTGTTCGGGGCTTTGAACCAAGTTGTAAACACTCATGTTCAGCAGGTCTATCTTGAAGTAACCTCGCTGTTCTGCTGACTCGTAGTCTAATGCTGCATGCCCGTTGACTGCATCTCGTGGAATGTCTGTGACATATATGCCTGAGTTGTGTCTACGTCCAGTGCTTTGTTGTGCAGGCACATGCTGTATCAGTTGCAACACAGCATCTCTGTTGGGCACGTCAATGTCAATGTCCGCGCTCATTTAGTGTCACACAATGCTACAGTAATTTTTAGTGCATCTTCTGCACGGTCTCTAGTCAACAAGGCATCAGCCACTGTGGGATGAGTCTTCGCTAATTCTTCAAGACGCTTTTCTTCAGTCATTTTGCGGCGAACCCATTGTAAGGATTCCAAGGTCACCCCATCAAGACTGACCTGGACCATGCCGCTGGACATTATTATCCAAGAGTTGCCGTCATAAACTTCAACATTGTTATTGTTGTATCGGACCATGCCA